AAACGTCGAAGATCGTCGATTGCATTGGCTAGCCTCACGAACTCAAGGGTCAGGTTGCCGCGCGCGTCCGCGAGCGAGCCGCGCAGGCCCGCAACGCTGAACGCTTGGCACGGGGTGCCGCCGACCAGCAGGTCGGCGTCTACGATCCACGACTGGTCGCGCAGCACGGTGAAGTCGCCGTGCAGCGGAACGCCAAGGAAGTGATGCTCTAGGACGGCGCGCGGAAATGGCTCGATCTCCGAGAACGCGAGCGGCGTCCATCCAAGGCTGTGCCAAGCGGCGCTCGCTGCCTCAATACCGCTGCAGACGGACAGATACCTCATCGCAGCATCGCCAGCACGATCACGACGCCGCCGGTCATCGCGCCGAGGATCGCGGAGACCATGAGGTAGACCGCCGGGCCTTTCGCCCAGCGGTCCTCTTCCATCCACCCGAACGCCTCTCCGGCGGCGCGGATGTGCGGATTCTCGTCGCTCACCCCGCCACCTCGGCCACCCGGCGGCGGCTCTCCTCCATGATGCGCTCGTGCGCGTCGGGCGACGCGGCGCTGATGTCGTCCAGGTTGCCGCGCTGCGCGAGCATCACGCGGTCGATGTCCTTGACCGTCTGGGCCTTGCGGATCGCCGCGACGATGGCGCGGGCGCGCTCGGCCAGCTCCTGCGGGAGTGCGCCTGTCGGGGCGTCCGAGGACGCTGCAGCCGGGGAGTCTGCATCCGACGCGGCAGGCGCGGTGTTGTCGGCCTCTTGTTCCACGTTGTCGAGGAGGGCGTCCATCGCCTGCGTCACCGCGGCGAGCGGCGACGAGGCGGGGGGCGGGGTGATGTCGCGCATGGTGACGCTGGTCGGCGCGCTGCCGGCGAGGTCGTCGTCGGCGTGGATGCCGAGGATCGCCTCGGGCATGTACCTGCGCGCCCACTCGCGCGCGCCGCGGTACGCCAGCATCTGATCGGTGTTCTTCTTCCACTGCTCGTTGCTGGTCTTCCAGCCCGCGACGGTGCCGATGACCTCGCGCGGCTCGGCGTCACCGACGAGCTTGCCCGACACCGTCACGCTGCGCTGGTCGCCCGCGCCGCTATAGCGGTAGTCGAGGCTGCCCTGCAGCTTGCCCGAGGCGTTCACGATCGCGGCGATCAGCTTGCCCTCGTAGCCGAGCTTGCCCGACAAGACGTAGGTGTGCTGCGCAACCGCGAACGGGTCCATCCGCCACCGGAACGCCTGGGCGGCGACGAGGAAGCAGTCGCCCAGCTTGCCCTCGCCGCGCAGGTGCGCGGGGACTAGCGAGGCCGACGACATCAGCTTCGCGACACGCTGCAGCTGGCCGAAGATGTCGCTGTCGAGATAGACGGCGACGGGGTCGTTGAAGTCCACCGAGACCGCGCGCGGCGCGGTGGCGGTCGGCAGGTTGGTCACGTTGGTCATGCGACGTACTCCCTCTGGATGCTGGCTGCGATCTCGTTGGCCGCCCACTGCGGAATTCCGATTTCGAGAACACCCGCGGTGTAACCCGGCCAGTCGTTGTCCGCAACAGATTTCGCGAAGCGGCGCAGGATCTGGCGCAGCTGCTGGTCGGCGGCGCTGGCGGCGTCGGCGCTGAGCGCGGCGACGTAGCCCAGATGCGGGGCGTTGCTGCCGACGACCATGAAGGCGTGCGAGGGCCGCTGGACACCGAGCAGCCCGGCGACGAGGCGGAACATCGCGTCGCCCAGGTCGTAGCGGAGATTGGCGCAAGTGCGCCGCCATGCGTTCGGCGCGGGATTCGCGGTGGTCTTGAGGTTCACCGCCAGCCCGGCCCTGCCGATCCACAGGTCGGGACGGCACAGCAGCGTCAGGCCAGTTTCCTCGTCTTTCGCGACCATCGTGACCTCGGCTCGACCGCCGGCCTCGAGGAGGCGGCGGGCGTCGGGCTGGGCCATGAGCGCGTCGCGCATCGAGATGATCTGCATGTGCGCGTCGAAGCTGATGATCGACCGGCCCTCCTGCGCGTCGCGCCACGCCCTGCCCTCGCGCGTCGAGAAGTTGAGGCCCTCGGGCTTGACCGCGTAGCGGTGGTGGAAGGCGTCGGCACCCTCCAGGATGTAGCAGTGCGCGGCGGTGCCGAGCGCCATCGCGGGCGTGCTGTCCGACTGGATGCGATCCGGGTTACCGCGCCAGAACGCGAAGGCGTGAGCCGGGCACTCGGTCTCGTAGGCCACGAGGTCGCTGCCGCTGACCGCCGGGGCCGGGATGCCGGTGCCGGACAGGTAGGCGTCGAACGAAACGTCGTGGTGGATGCCTTCATCGATCATTGGTCGTCTCCCTCTTGAGCTGGCGGTGGACCCAGCCGCGCAGCGCGGCCATGCGGGACTGCTTCTTGCCGCGCGGGGCGTGAGCCGCCTTGCGGATCATGCTGCGGTAGACGCGCAACAGCTTGCGGCGTTCGCTGGTCATCGCTTGCCCTCCATCGCGGCGAGCTGGTGCTCCAGCGCGGCGATGCGCTGGTGCGCCAGAAGATAGTCGAGCGTCTCAGGGTTGAGGTCGCGGGCCAGTTCGACGCGGAGCTGGATGCGCGCGCGGAGCGTCGCGGGCGTGTCCAACAGCGCGCGGACGGCGGGCAGGGGGCGGGTCATGCCAGCACCATGATCAGCGCGAGGATGATGCCCATGAGGGCGGGGGCGAGGAGGCCGCGCATCACTCGGCGTCCATCTCGTTGCGGATCTCGCGCTCGGTCATGTACGCGAACTCGTCCGTGATCAACTCGCCGGCCTCCATTGCGGTCTTGCAGTCGGCCTCCCACTGGATCTCGCTGTCCTCGCTGCCGCAGCCGATGCGGGCGTGCTGGGCGACGAGAACGTCGCGCAGGCGCTCCATCGCCGCCTGCACATCGTAAGCCGCGCGCAGCTTGGCGCTGCGAATGACGCTCAGCGCATCCTCGCACTCGTCGAGGAAGCCCACGCTGCGGATGTGCGTTTCGCCTCGATCGGTGGTGTCCTTCATGCTCATCATCGACATAGTCTGTCTCCCCGGTTGCGTCGCCGTCGTTGGCGACGGGGAAAACATACACCAGCGGTGCAGGCCGTCAACAGGTTCGCGTAAATAGTCTGCTTGACGGCTACACGCCGGGTGTAGTAGCCGTGGCGAACCATGAACCTAGACCAGTTCCTCGCCGCCATCGGCGGCACTCTCGCGGCGGCTCGCGCATTCGCGACCTCGCCTCAGGCCATCAGCAACTGGAAGCGTCGGCAGCGGCTTCCGGCGGCTCGCCAGCTCCAGGCGCTGCAGATCGCGCGCAAAAAGCGCCTGCGGTTTGATCCGGCGGCGGCCACGCAGCCCGAGGCGCGGCGATGAACCGGATCACCGCGATCGAGCAGGTCACCAACGCCCTGCGCGTTGCCGGAGGTAGGGCCACGACCTCGGATCTGTGCGCGGCGCTGCCGCAAATGGACCGCGGCGCGATCCTCGGGTCGCTGGCGCACCTCAAGCGCAAGCGCGTCGTCGAGAGCAATTACGTCCCGACGAGGCCGCCGGAGTGCGGCTGGACATACTGGTTCACATCGACGAGGCCGGTGCGCGGCTCGCGCTACCGCGCTGCGGTGTCGGCGGGGTTCACGCGGGTCATCTGCGAATGGATGGACAAGCAAGGCGGCGAGGCCAGCATCGAGGCGTGGCGGGCGTGGATCGCGGGCATACAGAACCGCATCCGGCTCAACAGCGCTATTCACTCGCTGCGCAAGCGCGGCTTGGCCGAGTGGGGAGACGACCGCGTCGCGCTGACGCCAGAGGGCCACAAGGCACTCACGCTCGGTCGCAAGGTCGCGCCATACCCTCCGCAGCTGCAGGATTTCGAGGACGGCGAGCCGGTCGAAGCGCAGCCATCCACCGATCCCGAGCAGAGCGTCGAGCGCGCCGAGCGCCTCTGGCCGCGGCTGATGGGCGGGCGGCGTTTCGAGGACATTCCGGCCCACATGATCCGGCCGCTGAAGGTGCTGCGCTGGACGCCGCGCGTCGAGGCGCGGAGCCTGACCGGGTCGAGCGGTGCCATGCTGGCGGAAAGCCGCAGCTCGATCGGGACGACGCCATGAGGCGCAAATGGCAGGGTGTGATCCTGGGCGAGCCGGTTTCCAAGGCCAACAGCCGCCGGATCGTGCGGTTCGGCACGAAGCTACGCGTCATCAAATCCGAGAAGGGGCTGGCCTACGTCGAGGCCGTCGCGCGGCAGGTGCCGGAGCTGCCTCCGGATAAGCAGCTGCTGTCACCAATTCGGCTGACCGCGCACATCTACTATTCCAGCAACAGGCCGGACCTCGATCCGAGCCTGCTGCTGGACGCCTTGCAGGGCCGCATCTACCGCAACGACCGCGCGGTGCGGGAAATGCACCTGTACCACCACCTCGATCGCACGACGCCGCGGGCCGAGGTCTACCTAGAGGAGATCGACGAATGAGCGCAGTGAACGACGACCTGACGAGCTACGCCGACCGCCTGACACGCCTGCTCGACGCCGCCGACGAGGCGCGCGAGGACATCAAGCAGCTGCGCGTCGAGATCAAGTCCGCGGGCTACGACCCCGCTGCGCTGGTGCGCGTGGTGCAGCTGCGCCGCGACGAGCGCAAGCGGGCGAAGGAGCAGGAGCGGCTGCAGGCGGTCGCGCTCTACGCTGATCGGCTCGGGGTCCAGCTCGCCCTCGCGCTTTAGAAACCGGCCAGGCCCTCCCTTGCCGTCGCCGGCGGGCGGCGGAACCTAAAACCGATCCAGCGCGAGTTGCGACGCGTCAACAGGCCCCTGGCCGGGTCGTTTACCTGATGGATCGGACCCGCCAACAAACCAGAAAACTGGGAGAGTTCGACATGGCTCTGGGTTGGATCGACTGCATCGCGATCGCGATCATCGTGGCGTTCGTGCTTGACTTGAAACGCTGACGACCCGCACAAATGACGCGCCCCGCCGGGCTGGAACCGGGCGGGGCGCAACGGACTGCACCAACCAGTCCGGCCACAATGGCGCGCTGAACCTATCGCGCGCGGCGGGCCGGATCAACGCGAAAGGGCGCTGATGGACCCGCTAGTACCGCCGGAGGTCGATCTCCGGAATTTTACCTACATGCCGCTTGACGTGGTTCGGCTGCGCGACAGCGACATCGCGGGTGTTGAGGACGGCGAAGTCTTCCGCGCGGCGGTCCTCGCGTGGTGCGCCGCTTGGCATCAGGTTCCCGCCGCCAGCTTGCCCGACGACGACGCCGTGCTGGCCCGCCTGACCGGCTACGGACGCGACATGGCGACCTGGAGGCGGGTTCGCGAGGCTGGCGCGCTGCGCGGTTTTGTGCGGTGCAGCGATGGCCGTCTCTACCACCCGGTTGTGGCCGAGAAGGCGTTGGAAGCGTGGGACAAAAAGGGCCGCCAAGTTGAGCGCACGCGACGCGCCACGGAGGCCGCTGCGGAGCGCGCACGGGTGCGTAGAGAATCCGTTACGGATTCCGTAACGGACTCCAAGGAGAGGAGAGGAGAGGAAAGGAATAGAGAGGAAAGAGATATCGGAAACGTCCCTCCCAGTTCTGGGGGGTCCGGGGGGACGCGCGCAGAGCGCGCCGACCGCGGGGCGCGCCTGCCGGCGGATTGGTCACCGACGGAGGACGACCGCGCGTTCGCGGCCAGCATCGGCGTCGCGGTTGAGCGCGAGGCGGCGTCGTTCCGCGACTATTGGCATGCCAAGCCCGGCGCGGACGGGCGCAAGACCAACTGGTCGGCAACCTGGCGCAACTGGGTGCGCCGGACATCGGAAAGGAAGCAGGGCAATGGCACAGGATCTCGATCTCAGTCCCGCAACGGGTTTATCGTTCTCGCTGAGCGCCTTGCTCGGGAGGATGCAGACCGAGCAGCCGGGCGCCCCGCTGGCGATTTCTTCGACCCAGAAGGCCGAGGCTGAGCGCGCCCTGGCGGCGATTGAGGCCGCCCTGCAGCCCGCACCGCAGGCGCTGGCGCTGCGCTGGATCTCGGCGCTTGGCACCCTGACGGCGACCAAGCCGGGCGAGGCCGACGGCGATGCCAAGGCCAGGGCCTACGCAGCGATGCTGGAATATCCGGGGTCAGCGTTCAGCCGGGCGAGCCTCGACGCGGCGGCGCGCAAGTTCCGGTGGTTCCCGAGCTACGCTGAGGTCTGTGAGCACCTCGAGGCCGAGGTCGCGGCGGCGAAGGCCCAGCGCCACCAGCTGCGCCGGGCGGTCGCGCTGCCGGCGGAAGGGTCGAGGCCGGTCGGGAAGTGGTCCACGATGACCGACGAGCAGAAGGCGGAATTCGAGTCGACGATGGCGAAGTTCCGGTCCCGGTTCGCCTCGGATGCCTCGCGCGGCCCCGAGGATGGCGCAGGAAGCGCGGAAGCCCGCTGACCCATGGCAGGGTAGCGGGCGACCGGCTTCCGGCGTTCCTAGGGCCGTTCTAGGCGTTTTCGGGCCGGAGATGCCTCGGCAGGCGCTTGTAGGCGGTCCTGACCGCGTCCGACCACTCGTCGGCGGTCATCAGGTCGGTGTCGATGACGCCTCGGCGCAGGAGGACGTCGCGCAGCTGCTCGGCGTCGAGGAGGCTGGCCTCGCCCATGGCGTGGCGCAGGCGGGTGAGGCTCATGGTCGGGTGGACGCGCATCATGAGACTCCCTTATCCAGACCGGCGCTGTTCCCTTCATACCAGCCGCGCATATACTCCGCGCGATTGCGGTTCCGAACGCTGCGGTTCGTCGCGCGCTTTTCGGCATCGGCAAGAGAAACGCCGCGTGCGGCTGCGCGCCATCCGGCGCGGAAAGAACGGAAGCAAAGCGTTTGACCTTCCGGCAGCAGCCTGGCGGTGCCGGTCGGCAACCAAGTGATCGCGGTGGGGCGGGTGTCGAGGGTCATCTGTGTCTCCGTGGTTGCTGTTGCGATGCGAGGAACATACACCGCCGGTGCATGATGACCATTGCAAGGAACGCGGGGCGGTATGCGCTTGACGCATGGGTGGCTTGACGGTCGAAGCGGACAGGGCCATCATTGTTCACCTATGACGGAAAACGACTAGCGATATCAGCGACATGGCGGCCCGGAAAATAAAGCGCCTGCTGTCGGACGACTGGAAGGCGAAGATCCAGGCGTCGAACATCTGCCATCGGCTCGCGCTGCACGTCGATGGCAAGATCGAGATGACGCCGACGCAGGTTCGCGCGGCGGAGATCCTGCTCCGCAAGACCGTGCCGGACCTCGCGCGCACCGAGGTGACCGGCGCGGATGGCGGGCCTCAGAAGATCATCTACGAGTGGGGCGAGCCGACGTGACCGAGCTGCGCGATGCGCGCGTTCGGATGCCGTACAACCCGCGCAAAGCGTTCATGCCGTTCCACCGCAGGACGCAGCGATGGTCCTGCCTCGTCGCCCATCGCCGGGCGGGCAAGACCGTCGCCGCTATCAACGACCTGATCCGCGCCGCGATCACCGCGCGCCAGCCGCATGCCCATTATGCCTACGTCGCGCCGTTCCGCTCGCAGGCCAAGTCGGTCGCCTGGGACTACCTCAAAAGATACGCCGAGCCCGCAACCGCAGGCGTCAACGAGGCCGAACTGCTGCTGACGACCCGCACCGGGGCCAAGATCCAGCTGTTCGGCGCGGACAACGCCGACGCGATGCGCGGCCTCGGGTTTGACGGCGCGTATCTGGACGAGTACGGCGACTTCCGCCCCTCGGTCTGGGGCAACGTCATCCGCCCGACGCTCTCGGACCGGCAGGGCTGGGCGGTGATCGGCGGGACGCCGAAGGGCCGCAATCAGTTCCACGAGGCGGTCGAGGCCGCGCAGCGATCTCCCGACTGGTTCTTCCTGCGCCTGCGCGCCAGCGACAGCGGCATCCTGCCGGAGACCGAGCTCCACGCGCTTCGCGCGCAGCTGACGCAGGACCAGTACGACCAGGAGTACGAGTGCAGCTTCGACGCCGCCATCCTCGGGGCTTTCTACGGCGTCGAGATGCGCGAGGCCCTCGACGCTGGCCGCATCCGATCGGTGCCGCACGACCCGGCGCTGCCGGTCTACACCGCGTGGGACATCGGCTGGCGCGACGACACCGCCATCTGGTGGTGGCAGGTAGCCGGCGGCGAGATCCACGTCATTGACCACCACGCCTCGAGCGGCTCGACCATCGCGGAGCTGGCCGAGATCGTCGCCGGGCGGCCGTATCGCTACGGCAAGCACTACCTGCCGCACGACGCGCGCGCCAAGACGCTGGCCTCGGGCGGGCGCAGCGTGGTCGAGCAGCTGGCGGCGC